AAAACTCCAACGTGCTTCCAAGTCATTCTTCTCTAGTAAAGTATCCATATCTATATCATCCCATTCTATATTTAAGTTAGGTGTAAAATCATCTCCATATTTCTCTAGTAAACTTCTCAGGGGTTCAAGGCTACTCCTATCTCCGTTAACATAGTCAAAGCCTAGATTAGCAATGTCTTCTCCTATAACTTGTTGGAATAACTTTGATAGCACCTCTTGTGCTACGTCTGTACCCATAGCCTGTTCTTTCTTTACTCTGTTAAACAGACCTGAATACACAGCCTTTTGTGCTGTAGTGAATGTAGGGTTAGCTGTCATAAACAATGCTTCTATCTCATCAGGTGTTACTGACCTGCTGTATCTCTCCATTGCTTTGTCTATCGACTGCTTAATCTTTCTTACGTCTTTACTGAATAGTCTGTCAGGACACTTCGCACCTCTATGTTCATCATAGAACTCCTTATCCATAAGACTTCGTATTAATGATAATTCCATGTGTTTACTCCTTTGGGGTTAGGCTTTTTAAATTTAACATATCTGTAGTGTCACGATACTTCAAGTCATCTCTTAACTTTAGCACCTTAACATTATCTACATATCCTCGTAGTTCTTTAGCAAAAGATAGTGTCTTGGGTAGGGCATCAGGGTCTAGTGCTATAATCGCTGTTGAGAATCGTGCAAGATAACTCTTATGAGATTCGGAAAGTGATGTACCCAACACAGCTACCCCAACTAATACATCATCACCTACTATTGTAGCACTCACACAATCCTCAACAACTACTGCGACCTTACCACAACCAAACGTATAAGGCAAGGTACTTTTTCCGTATCGCTTCCATTTAGGTAATTTATTCTTTAACGACCTGCCTGTAGCATCTACGATTTCATCATTATGTTTGACTACAAACACAACTCTATCTTCTTTAACATCATACATAAGATGTTTTTTATCTATCCCACAATAGTCTTCTCCTGTGTATGGGATAATATAATCAGGTAATCTAAAACTTTCTTCAGCAAATTCTTTGACTCCACCAAAACTAGTTCGTATATCATCTGCTGACAGGTGTACTCTTGTACCACCCTTTACATTGCAAGAAGCCTTGTAACAATTCCATACGAGACTACCCATATTATTAGTAACAGTAAATGTATTACGACTGCCACAGTTAGGACAGTTAGTTCTCTTTGTAACACCATTACTAATGTTCATGTCACTTACAATGTTATATATATTATTCATGTACTATACACTTTTTTTGTCGGCATTTGTTATGCTTGTATCATGCTTTTTACGTTCCGTCAATGCAAAATTTGCACTAATTAACGTATTTTTCATGTAAGGCTTTACACTATTAGGGTTTGTATGCCCTGTTACTGACATAATTTGCCCTATTCCTACTCCTGCATCAACCATTTCTGTTGTACCTGTCCGTCTTAGGTCAGATAAACGTAATTCATCAGATAAACCTGCCTGTTGCATCAATTTTCTAGCAAAAACAGGTAATTTATGCAAAGAATATGGTCTATATTCGCCTGTTATAGCCTTTGGTCTAGGTGCAACATACTTTTGAAAGCCAAAATCTTGTTCTTGTTGCTTCAACATATCAAATAAGTCATCATCAATGGGTAAATATACATCTGCTTTACGTTTAGACTGCTCTATATGTACAGTTTGATTATTAAAATCTATTGCAGACCACTCTAACAGTCTCATATCTCCTAATCTTTGACACCAAGCATATGCCATGTGTCCAATCAAACCTAAATTACGTGTGTTAAAATCGCTGTAGGCAGTATCTAAAAACTTTTGTACATCTTCCCTAGTCCAAACTACTTTACGTCTCTCAGAGACTCTCTTACGGACACTAGCGAAGGGATTAAGTGTACACAGTTCTTCTCTTACACCGTGATTAAAAACTACTCGTGTTACAGACATAACATGATTAGCCATTGGTACACCTTTTTCACACCAAATGTTATATGCAGTTTTTGCATAACGTGTGGATAACTTGGTGTAGTCACATTTACTAAGCACCTTATCATCCACTTTTGTAGTGAGCATTACACTAAGAAAGTATTGATATTGTTTCTTAGTTTCTTCTCGTAAGTTCTTGAAATCAAACGATAAATAATAATCATTGACTAAGTTTTTTAACTGCATCTTCTCTTTCCTTTTTATTTGTTTCGACAAATCTGTTTAAGAATCTCGTAACAAAATCATCAATACCATTACTGCGATAATGTATTTTGTAAGACATTCTTCTTTTAGACCATCTGCCTGTAGTCCAATAGTAAACATACTCTCTGCCCTCTTGATTCGTTATCCAAAGCATAGATGCTGCCCTATTTACAGAATACTCTATATCTTTATCTTGTAAATATTTTTCTACAAATTCCAAAGTTTCATTAGTATCTTTTCTAAAGATAGCATCTCCCTTAGAATTTGTCCTAACATATTTCCACTCATTAACAGGCATATCACACCTGCCATGCTATGTAAATACATAGTCCTATGATTAGTAGCTTACCATAGTCGAGGTCAAACTTCGTACCTTCCCCATATTTCTTGTGATACTCTACATTAAAAAAGTCTGTTATTCTATGCCACATTTTATTCTCTCCTTTATCCTAATTGGGTCTGTATATATTTTATCTTTGTATAAAGCTACAACTTCTACACCTAATTTTCTTTGTTCTTCTGTAGATGCATTAGCATACATTGTAGTTACACCCTCTTTATCTTTATAAACAGTCATAGTTTTGACATCATATAAAAATATCTCTTCAGTTTTAGGACACACCACCACTAAATCTATTAATCCTGTGCTACCCATATTTCTAAAAACTTCATACCCTTTCTCTAAATAGTGAGTAGCAACTTGTAATTCAGATATGTCTCCTCTTCTTTTACTCATGTTCTCCACCTCTATCGTTATCGTCATACTTAATTCTCTTGCCCTTGTAATACATATACCTACTCCTGCTTGGTGTATGGTAGCCTTTCTTTATAAAAAATGTAGGCTTTCTCTTTGCAGTTTCAAACGTAGCTACAGTCACAGCAATAGCACCTATTAGAAACACGTGAGCAGTAGCAGTTATACCAAACATCCACATACTACTAAAGTACATAGAGAATACTATACACCACATCCATGCTAACACTTGCATGACCATATGTCTAGTGTTTAAATCAGGTATGTGTCGCAATGGATTACGTTCATAGTTCATAATAGATTGCCATGTGTCGTATACTATTTTAGTCATTTTTTCTCCTTTCATAAACAGTTACAAATTGTATTTGTGATAGCCATAGTTAATACATAGAGTATGTATAGGCAGATTACACCACCAAAACAAATGGAAAATATTTTATATCCCACTACAGGTTACTCCATATATCTGTTATAGCCACAAAGAAACCATAGGCATACACCAATACAATAACTGTCTTCAACACCTTATTCATTTGGTCATCTGCCATGTACACCCAATCGTGATACTTCCTAGGTGTAGGTGTGCCATATGCTTTCAATCCTAAGTAATCAAAGTTCCAAGCATCTCGCCTTGTATCTTTTTTCTTAGTCATACAACTGCTCCCAATGAAAATCGCATTCATCATTTTGAATCATGTCAATTAGTTTCTTCTTAGCTTCTTGTTTAGCTTTAGCATCAAAGACTACATACCCTTTTATATGCACTCCTGTTTCTAGCCACACATCTAACCCTACAGGTTGAGATTCTTTATGTGCTTTATACATAGCTTCTTCTAACTTAGTCATATTGTCTCCTTTTCATCTGTATTTATAAATAAGAACCCACCATAGTTACCTTCTTCATCTGCTGATACTTCAATCGTAACAGGTGCATAGTTAGGTGCTTTCAATAAGAATTTAGGGAAGCCATCTTCGCCCTCTCCTAAATATTTGTTTATAGAAAAGCCTTCTAGTTGTTTGTAATATTCATTCATGTCCATTATACCATCTCCTTGTTGTTGTTATACATTTCATGCCACTCGCCTAACTGTATACCCTTGAGTATATGTGCAATTACATCAACTGTCCACCCATTACCAATCATCTTGTATCTCTGACTATTGGATACGGCACTAGTATAGTTGTCAGGTAATGTCTGCAATCTCTCACACTCTAGGGGTGTCAGCTTTCGCCACATATCTTTTGATACTACCACGTTATCTTTCTGCACAGTAGTAAGACAGTTAGACTTGTCATCTGCTCGTACCTCTAGTTGCCTAGTGAATGGTAGGTCTAGTTGGTCATCTTTCCTAGTACCATGCTCATCTAATCTACGATTAACAATCCTACCAATGGCAACCTTTGGTTCTCTGTGTCCACCTTGCATGGTGGTAAGAGTAGGTGCTTTGCCTTCTTGTGCATACACTCTCTTGATACTGTCATGACCCTTGAGGTCAGCAGTACCAACCCTAATCAATCCATCTTTGGACATGGTAGGGTTATCCTTGAGTACCATAGTACGTTGCTTACGTTCAATACTATTCCACCATACTGCACCATTATATCTAGCAGTAAGACAATGTGACTTGCCACCACTAGTCATCTCGTCTGTAGCATAGCCATCTTCCAAGATGTCTTGCATAGTGATACCCTTATCAATCATAGGTGGTATAGGTATCTGCTCATACTTACCACTACACAATGGGTCTAGTATCTTTCTGCCAAACCAATACAGTCTGTATCTGTTCTGACCACTAAGATACTTAGAGTTCTTAGCCTGTGGCTCAAAACCCATATACTTAGATATAATATCTTGTGACTTCTTAGACATACGAACATTCTCTAATAATACATAGTTAGGCATCATCTCGTCTCGCACACGTATGAAGTCAAAGAATAACTTACTACGAGGGTCATCAAAGTTTAACTGATGTCCTGCCATAGAAAATCCCTGACAAGGCGAACCCCCCATTAGAATATCTACGTTATCGCCATTGAAACTATCAGCATTTACTTTAGTAACATCTCCAATAGGTATGGCACTAGGAAAGTTCTCCTTCATAACTATGTTGGCATACTTATCTATCTCTGAATAGTAAAACTTAGTGATAGGTATATTAGCACGTAGCATAGCTAATGCACCAACACCACACCCATTAAATAAACTAGCACATATCATATTATACTCCCATGTAGCATGAAAAGAATACTGCAAGTATTCCTGTCACAATTAAAATTACTATTGCTTCGTTGTTGTTAGGTAACATTATTATTATGCTCCTTTCTTCTTGTCTATGTACACTCTAAGGTGTGTTGATTGCTCTATGGACTGACCCCAATAAGTTGCACCTGTACCCTTGAGTTCAGGCTTGATGTGTTGTCCACGTACTCTCATGGTGTATGACTCATCATTAAGATATACTTTCATACCTCTTGTTAGCTTCTTGCCATACTCATTGTTAGGTATCTCTGTGAAGATATATCTGCTACCTCTTGTGCTACAGTCATCATAGTATGCATTTCTCCAATTATCTTTAGATATGATTTCTTTTTCAAGCAATGATTCTTTCTCCTCAATGATACTAAGAAGATTTGTTATCTTAGAAGACAAGGCTAAGATTTTATCTTCTTGCTCTTGCAAGTTCTTCTTGTATATCTTATCATTGTTTTCAATGATGTCATCAGTCTTCTTCAAGTCTTCTTTTAACTCCTTGATTCGCATAACTCTACCCCTGTCTTGGTCTTTAACTTTATCAGACAAAGTTTCGACAAGCACGTTATCTTTTTCAGTTAGCTTCACAAATGCTCTGACCATGTGTTGAAAGTCCATGTGTGAGATAGGTATATCTCTACCTTCTGCTTCTGAATAATATGTCTTGTCATTCAAGTCATACATATCACTTGCAAGTTTACCTGTGGTTGTTGTTGCACCTAACATGGTTACTACTCTATGTATCTTCATTTTAATACTCCTCTATAAATAAAAATTCTATTCTTGATTTTGGGTATACTGCCTTTGCCATGTCAATAGCATGGTCAATGGCATAATTATATCCACTCTTTTCAAGTGCTTGTGGGTGTACATTCACTTGACCTTTGTTTCCGTCAATGGATATACCCACCACCCAAAAAGGTGATGGATATGTATTACGATTAGGAAGTGTACTAATGTTATTCAACATTATGCAACTCTCCCTTTTCTACCAACTTTAGCAGTAGCTAACTTATGTAGCTTACCAACTTTAAACTGTCCAAAAGATATGGTTTTGTAATCCTTATCTCTTAGATATGCTCTGCATACAGATGCTAAGTCTTGCATAGCAACCATAAAACCTGCAGTAGATATGTTTCTAATATAGAAACCTTCTGCCTGTTTGGTCTCTCTGCACTCTGTAAGCACCATGTCATACAACTTCATCTTGGATAGCTTCAAGCCTGTAGCTTGTTTGTACAGAGCAGAGGTAGTGTCAAATAACTTTTGACCTCTGTCTGACAAGCATTGACCTGTCACACCTGTTGATTGTACCCAATAGTTTACGTTGATATTTTTCTTAGCCATGTTTAAATCTCCTTTTTGTTGTTGGTTAAGTAAGTTAATAATAATATATTTATAATACTTTTTACCCATAAATGGAAGTATTATAAATATATTATATTAAGCAAGGTATTTATCTTGCCTAATGTTTTTGTGTCTACGTTGTAGCCTACGTTCTTTTTTCCAATCATCTCGCTTTTGCTTTTTGATTGTTTTCTTTACAGAAATCTTTTCAAATGTTTGTTCGTTATATTTGCTTCGCACTTGTCTTCTCCTTTTTTCTGTTATATGAACCTTTACCCTTCTTTGAGGGTACTACTTGCTTCCGTATTGAAAGCAATGCTTTTGCGATAGGGTTAATCTTTTTAACTTTCATATGTACACCTTTGGGTTGCCATTCTGTGTTGAATCCATGTGTATTATACCTACCCAATCTCTTGGAATTTCATTCCATTCTTTGAGTTTGTATTGGTTATCACTCACACTTTGATGCATGAAGTAATTATCTTCATATGGGTTATACTTTACTCTATCCCAATCTGCAAATTCTTTTTTCAAAGATTCAGATGTGGATAAAAAATACTCACTCATATATCCTACTGCGAATGCATGAACATTCTTCTTGCCTTCGTTACGCACTCGTTTTTGCCCACCTTTACGAACAATAAAGTTGCCTTCAAGCACTACACATTTTTTATGGTCTATCACTAGACCACTCTTGCAATCTTGTATGCTCCAACACTTTTTGTGTAAGTTCCAATATACTCTAACCTTTTGCATTGCAAATCTCCTCAATTATTACGTCATCATAGCCTTTGGCTATCCATTCGTCTGCATCTCTTTTTGCATCATTATAGTTTACATAGTAGTCATCACAACCACCAACCCATACTATGTATTTATATTCTGCCATGTTTAAACTCCTAGTTTAAGTTAGTATTCGTCTGAGTAGACTTCTCCAAAGTCTTCCCACTCTTGCTCCCATGAAGGTTGCCCTTCATCATAGTTGTCTTCTTCGTCAGGGTGGTAGCTATCGTCATCATCAACATATTGATGAGGGTGTGTCCACTCTCCAATACAACCATCATCTTCCTCTTCTCCGAAGAGTTCATTCCACTCTGTAGGAGTGATACCTGTCTTAATGAACTCACGTTCATCTGCTGACAAGTGTGGCATAGCCACTAGGATATTTTCCCCATCAACCCATGCTTGATATTGAGCAAAGGTAACGTCAATATCCATTGTGTTAATGTTACCACTTGTCATAGATGTTCTTGTAATTTTCATGTCAACTCCTGTTGGTTTGTTTATGTTAAGTATCTTATAAGTTAATAATACTTTTTACCCATAAATGGAAGTATTATTAACGTTATGATACGTAAGGTTAAGCAACGTATTTTGCACCACTTCCATGAGATACAATAGCAATGCTCTTAGCATTGATACTTGACCCACTACATAACTTGCAATCGTCACACGTAGTACGTCTACCCATTTCTGCTGAAGCAGGGCATAGTATCTCTTTACCCTTGACTACTTCATCAACGTTCTTGATAACCCTAAAAGTCCTAATGCCTTCATTCCATGAAGCTACTGCTTCTTCACGTGTATCTGCTGACTTCATACATAAGTCATATCTTGTGCTTACAAGATTATGCTGATGAGTATAACCTGTTCTACCTTTAGACATAGCTAAGAAGCTATCCCAAATATATGAGGGTACTGCAGAAGGGTCTCCGTAAGACCCTAAACGTATCAGCTTATCTTTACCTAATAAAGATATAGCTTCATGACCTGTAGCATAATCATATCCACCCTTCTTGTATGTTTTCCAAACATTCAAGGGTGCTTGATAAATAGCTACATAACAAGCTCTATCTTTAGCTAACTTCCTATCAGAAGTTATATCTACTGCCTCTCCACGTAAAGGGCAATTCCCACAGATAGAATAGTCTAAGCCTAACTTGTTGGCTTCACGTGGGTCTATGTCTTTACACAAAATCCAAGTCTGTATCATACTACCTGTTTTGTCATTACTTGAATTAACATTCAAGCCTGTAGCAATGACAACAATATCTTTACCATCAATTTCACTTTTACCTTCAAATAAAATGTAACCATTTTTTTGCTTAGTCATTTTGTAACCTCATTTTTTAAAATATCTAAAATAACATCAAATTTTTTCTCGCATTCTTTTTTTCTTTTTTGAAAACTATTACAAGTTTTTTCATTTAATTTGTTTAAATGTTGTTTAACATATAAATTTTTAAGATTTAATTTTAACTTATCAAATTCAATGATAAGTTCTTTTTTAGTCATTAATTTATAATTTTCCATAATGTTTCCTTGTTTGTGTTTGTGTTTAAGTTATTTATATATTTAATAACACTTTCACTAAAGTATCAAGTGTTTTTAAATATTAAATATCTAACGTCTTGATTTTCTTCTGTAAAGTTTACCACTCTTACGAAATTTAAATCCATTAGATTTAACTTTTCCTGTGTATACTGTCACAACGTCTACGTTCTGTTCGTCAGCATTGAATGGTATAGAATACCATACTGAACGTAGAGGTTTATGTGATGTGTAAGGTTGTCTGTAAATTTTAGCCATGTTTAAACTCCGTTTAATTATATGTTTCTGTTGTATGCTTTTTCTGTGTAGATGAATGATAGTGCCATACAAAGTATGCCAAGTAATCCAAAACCTAAGAAGGTTAACGTGCAAACATCTACAACCAAGTCTGTATTATCTGTGATAATATCGATTGATACTCCCACTAAAAGTGTTACTGCTATTGCTGAAAAGTATGATAATATCATAAGCATTCCATAGTTATCTGCTTTTTTAAGCATTACCATTTTTCGTTCATATCTTAATCTCAATCTTGTCATTTCAATTTTCCTTGTTGTTAGTTATATATATACTTAAATACTTTTTACCCATAAATGGAAGTATTTAAGTATTATATAACATAAGTGTTTAGCAGTAGAATGGACTGTAACCACTATTATCTTCACTCTGTTCAACTGTATGATACTCATTAGTAAATGAGTTTATACAAGTTAATATCCTGTATTTATTAGTAGCATCTTGTACTATTTTAATAGTAGGATAATTACAATTATGAATCCAAGTATTAACTTCATCAATGTTATTTAAGTATTCTTTATTACTTAAAACTCCGTTGTTCAACTTGTATGCTGTATATGTGTACATTGTAACCTCATGTGTTGTTGTGTTGTTTAATTGTTTTCATTAGATAGATTAAATAAAACCTTGTCAACACTATTTTTTAAGTTGTTGTTTTCATTAGGTTTTTTTATTAGTGGTTGTAGTAAATGAGAACGAAACAGGAACAAACCACCCTACTCTATGGGGGTGGTATATTATGTGCATCAATCATGCGAGTATGTGTGTTGTTGCAAAAATGTCACACTCAATTCATGCAATAGCATGGCAACTGATAGTAAATGAGTTGCTAGTTGATGCTAAAGCATTGATTATGCTAGGTTTTCTAAAGAAAACACCAGGACCTGGGCGTATATATGCACATTTACACGCATAATGCACCCTATACACACGCATATACACACATATATGCAGGGGTAGGCGTGTGCCATGTGGGGGGTATGCGTAGTATGCATGGAGAAATACACAGATGGGGTAAATTAACTGTTAACCACAAGGGTAACTGATGCACTTAAGCGTTACTAGTATAGGGAATAGTGCATAAATAGTGTTGCATTAATATCACAAGTATGATATAATCGTACAAGAGTAAAAAAAAATGCTCTTGACAAAAACGCCAAGTGGGGGTATAACTACACTTAAATGAAACACTTAAATGTATAATAACTTAATATATAAAAAACACTTATATGATACACTTAAATGTACTAAAGAATAGAAGCCTCCGTAAGTTAATTTAATTTCGTGCTTGACAATGCCTAAAAAATCAGTAAAACTATATGTACCAGAGAATATGCTCGATGCATTTTATGATGCTGTTCGTAGTAACAAACTAAAAGACCTACATATTCCTCATAGTTCCGTGTTTTATGTACGTGCTGCCATTGAGGCAGATACAGGTGTTCGTTATACACTAAAGCACGTAGAGAATGCAATGAAACATGAAGGGATGTTAACAGATGTTTGAGACATGGGTACTTATATGTGCCATAGGAAGTCCATTATGTCATACTTTAGTTGATGAATATGGACCATACAAGAATAAAAAGCAGTGTATAACACGTGCTTATGAGATAGCAGCAGAACTACCAGAACACATGCCTAACTATGAAGCTGTCAAATACAAATGTATGAAAGTTGAAAAAGACCTAGAAGGTAAGATAAACACAACATGGCAGAAAAAAAGAAAAAGCGTGGAGGATTAAAAGGATTCACTCAAAAGAGTGGAGATATGCGACCCACTAAAGGTGGTGCAGGGATGACCAAGAAAGGTGTCGCTAAATATAGAAGGCAAAACCCGGGCAGTAAGCTAAAAACAGCAGTAACAGAAAAGAGTCCATCTAAAGCTAGAGCCAACAGGCGAAAGTCTTACTGTGCTAGAAGTGCAGGTCAGATGAAAAAATTCCCTAAAGCTGCAAAAGACCCGAATAGCCGATTAAGACAAGCTAGAAAAAGATGGAGATGTTAACATGGCTGAATCATATTTAGAAAAAAGAAAACGTATTCTTAAAGAACAAAAGAAAAGGTTTGAAGCAAAGAAAATGACAGGTGGTGCAGGGGATGCAAGTGTTCCTCGAAGACGACCTAAGAAAAAATCAACAAGCAAACTTGCTGCATTACCTATATCAGGTAAAAGCAAAAGAATGCAGAAGTCTAAATCTAGACTGAATCCTTCGGTAGATTATTCTAAAACACCAAAAGCTCCTAAAGGAACTATCAAGAAGAGTTCATTAGGTGCAAGAAATAGACCGACAGGTAAAGCTCCCACAACTAAAAATATAACTAAGAGTGCTTTAGGTGCAAAGAAGCCAACAGAAAAGTTTTCTTCTTTTGGTGCTGCTTTCCGTGATGCTAGAAAAAGATTAGGCACAGGAAAGTTCTTTACTTATAAAGGAAAGAAATACAGCACAGTTACTAAGTCTGAACTAAAAGGTATGTCTCTTAAAGATTATCTCAATAAATTAAAAAAGAAGGGATAGTAAAATGGCAGTAGCAAGTTTATTATCTAAAATAACTAGAAGAAAAAGAACTTTAAAAGACAGAACTAGAGAAGTTAAAGGAAAAACTAAATCTAAGAAGTTTGAAGAGATAAGAAAAAAAGCCGATGAAGCTGACAAGAAAAAGGCAGATAAGGCTGATAAGAAAGCTAGTTCACCTAAGATGGCTGCAGAAAAGAAAGCTGCTAGACCTGCTAGAGGTGATGCAAAAGACCTAAAGAAAGATGATACTCCTAGAATTAAAAGACTAGAGTCATTAAAGAAAAATATAGGTCAAGACCAAAAAGGTAAGATAAATAGATTGTTTGCTGATAAAGCTGAAGGTAACTTTAAAGGTAAACAACAAAGAGTTCTAGCTGCAGGACCTGCTAAAGGTTTTGACAAAGCAGCAGATAAAGTTAAAGATTTGTATGATAAAATTAAATCAGGTAAGTATACACAAAATCAATATAGAGAATTTGTAGATGCACAAGCTAAAGTTAGAGATGCTATGCTCAGAAGAGGAGATGCTAATTTAGCAAAGAATAAAAATCTTACAAAAGCTATGTTAAATATTAAACCTAAAAATCCTGCTGATTCTATAGGGGGTGCAAAAAAAGGTTTAACTGCAAAAGAATTAGCAGAAAAACTAAAGAAGCTAAGAGCTAAGAATAATAAGGCTCAAGGTGGTATGGGGTTAAAGATGCCTAGTGCTGACCAAACAGGTCTAAAAAAACTACCTACTGAAGTACGTAACAAAATGGGTTACATGTATGGTGGTGGTATGGCTAAAAAACCTAAAATGAGTAGTATGGACTATCGTAAAGGTGGCATGGTCATGATAGTATTAGACATGATGAAAAAGAAAAAGAAAGGTAAGTAACATGGCAAAAGAGATGGATAATAAAAAAGCTATCAAAGAATTTGAATCTTACATGAAAAGAGAACGTGAGAAGATTCTAAAAAAGTATCCGGGTGAAGAAGGTGAAAGAATGATTAGGGATTTCTTTGTAAAAAAGATGCCTAGGAAAAAGCCTACGGATAAAAAAATACGTGTAACAAAGCCTAGAGCTTTGGCAATGAAAGGTGGAATGATGAAAAAGAAAACTAAATATATGGCTAAAGGTGGCATGAAGAAAACAAAGTATATGGCTAAAGGTGGAATGAAAAAGAAGACAAAGATGATGTCTCGTGGTGGAGCCGCTAGACGTAGATAATGTCTTATCTTATAAGTAACGTACCACATTTTAAATGTTGGGTACGTAAGGAGTTTA